ATCGCCATTTTCCGTTTTCAAAAACAAGACATGTTTTCATTTGGTTGCATTCAACTCGCATCAAGACTCCCTCCGGCGGCTCGACTTTTGGGAAAGCGTTCCATCCGTGCGGGTTGTACCTGTGAATCTCTTCGACTTCGTCATCAAAGAAGGCCAAGTTGAACCGATGCAGGTCGAATCCTGGGCTTTCTAGCTTTTCACCGAACTCGACGAAGATCATGCCGTCGTCATGATTTGCGTGTTGGAGTCTCTTCGAGAAGTCTCCATCACTAAGTGCATCCAGTTGCACTTGAAGGTTCTTATCTTTGAGGCGGAACGTCATTCTTCATCTCTCCATTTCTTCAGCAGTTCTTCTTCCTCGATCCGATCGAGCTGCCGGTCGACCTTCAGCACTTGGCACTTGCCGATCTCTTCGGCAAGCTCAGGGAAGAGGAGCTCGAGTTGCTCGATCATGATCAGCGTGTCGGCGAACTCTTCGGCCATCTGCTTGAAGTGGAGTTTCGTCGGGCGTTGAGAGTAGCGCATGACGGCAGACGTGGCTTCGGAGAGCTCTTCAGCCGTTTTGCTCAGCTGGCTCATGGGGCCGTAGTGTTCGGCGATGCTGCGGAGTTTGCTGGCGTAGGTTGTCCGTTTCACTTGATCTCCTTTGCTTTCTCATGCTCGGCCAGGTCACTGGCTGACATCAGCTTGTAGGTGGTGATGTAGCGTCGGAGATCGAGGCGGGCGCCGAACTTTTCGTCAAGCCAGTTCTCGCCGTCCCACTTCACGATCAGTGCGAAGACGTCAGAGGGATTGTCGCGGGGCACGAAGCGCATGGCGTACATGCCGACGTTCTTCGGGATGATGAGCGGCCATTCGTAGGGATATGGGTCAATCATTTTTTACCTCTGTTTTCAGTAGAAAAACTCGGATGGTGTTGTCTGGCTGTTTCATGCATTTGCATTGAAAGCCGGTGAAGACAGGGCTTGCCAGATGCGGGTCAAGGATGTTGGATGCACCATGGAACGCTCTATGGATTGCATTTGCTACGCTCGTGGCAGCCATGTCCTCGCAGTCGAAGATGAAGGTGTTGGAGAAGGGCTGCATGTCGCGTAGCTTCTTCAGAACGCGAGGCCATACGCTGAAGTCTCGAGGTCGACGCTTGAATGGACTTTCCTTGGCCGGTTGTTCGACCTTACGCTCGATGTGTGGCTCTTCAATGGCTTGTTTGTCCTCGATGCTCGTGAGGATGTCGTCATGGGCACACTCGAGACTTGAGACGGATCCAGCATCAAGACCGTATGCTGGGAGTCTTACGTACACTTCCAAGCCCGTCAGCGGATAGGTCGCTTTGATGAGCAGCCCCTTTTCGTCGATCGTTGGAGGGCATTTGGTCAGCTCGCTGACGATTTCCAAGAGCGCGATGCTGACGTAGCACGTCCTCTCTTCCGAGAGCTTTCCGATCATTCGTCCCATAGCTATCTCCTTTTCTTGGGGTTGGACAATTTGGCTGCAGAGTTGCAGGCCTCATCGTGAATCTTTTTCCGTAGTTCTCTGATGCCATCGAGCAGTAGCTGAACGGTGTACTGGAGACCTTCTGCCAAGCGTTCGCTTTCCTGAGCAGCGATGCTCATCTTTGAGAGGCTCCTTGGCTTGCCTTCTTGCCGGATGCTATAGATCTCAGAGAACTTCTTGATGAGGGCGTCTGCCTGGGCATTGATGGAGCAGGCGCGATCAGACAGGCGATCTGCGTGGATGCAGGGCGTTGAAGCCTTCGGTTTGATGGGACGCCATTCGGCGTAAAGCGGTGTCATCACGCTGCCCCCAAGATCACGTCATAGATGTAGACGGCGGAGCCGGCCAGGGCGCCGAGGAAGCTGCCAATGGCGACACCTGCCGCTGCGAGGAATACGACGAGCCCGACGAATCCAACGAGGAACTCGCAGAAGAGTAGAAAGTCTTTGAGCATGTTCTGGCTACAGATGGTTGGTTGATCTAGGTAAGCGCTCTTCCTGAGGGCTGACAATGCTCGGACGGAACCGGAACGAGCGAAGGGAGGAAGAGCGCTTGCCAAGATGCCCTCAATGAGGGCCGGAGGTCAGCAGATGTACTCGATGAGCTGTGGATGGTCTTTCGCGATTCTGAGGAAGACCATCTTTCGAATGTCGTCTTCAGTTGTGCTGGCCGGAACGGAGAAGCTGATGGGCATGAGGACTGTGCTGATCTCTCGACCGCTCCAGAGGTTGAAGGCCGTCATGCCGTAGCGCACGATCATGTGCGTCTTGAGGGTCTCGTTCGGAAAGTCCTCCATTGACCAACTCAGGCGATAGCCGACGCGACCGACCTCATGGATTTGCTCCCGGTAGACGATCATTCCGTCACGCATGCGGATCTCCTTTCAGGACAGATGAGGTCGATGTACTGCGGGTATTCATCGCAGATGATGCGGATGATCTTTTCAAGCGCTTCTCGACCGCTGATGTCGCATGCGACGTGAATCTTTCGTAGGGGTATCAGCTGCTCGATGTCCTCCAACGTCCTGAGGTCGAAGGAGTGAAGGTCGAAGATGAGGCGACAGAGCCGTCCCTCTCGTTCTCCGAGCCAGGTGAGGTTGTAGCCGACACCGTTGACCGTGCGGATTCGACGACCTTGGGTAATGGGGTGTGACATTGAGTCCTCCAGTAGGGTCAGATGGCGCCGAGCATGAGGAGCGTCAATGCCGCGGTCGCTGGAATGGCTGCGAGTAAGGCGAATCCAAATCGAAGCTCGCGACGGTCTTCTTCCTCGGAGCAGAGCGGTCCGCGGTAGTCCTGGTCCGGGGCGCCGAAGACGAAGCGGGAAAATGCCGGCGGAAGGTGGGCGACCATGCGAAGAAGCGTTGTCATTTGGAGCTCCTTTCAGGGGAGGTGAGAATGGGGGTGTAGACGTCGGGGTCAAACCAGTTTTCACGTAGAGTCACCACGGACGCAGATTCGAGAGGGTTGGCAGCGCCGATGGGGCCATCGCAAAGGCACACCACCAGCGACGGGTCAACCGTCTCTAGCGCCGCCTTCAGTTGACCGACAGTGAGGCGGCCATATTCGACGGCACGCGAGAGGCAGCCTCTGGTTGCGCGCTTATGGTTGAGCACGATGGCCTGCTTGCGAGCGGGTTTGTTGTCGGTGTTGTTCATGATGGATTCCCGAATTGCTGGGCTCTCCTCGCAGTGAGAAGATGGATGGTGAAGCAATTACCCAACCACTCACTGGAGGAGATACTTATGACTTCAAATGACAATGGCAAGAACGCGTTTACCAGCGATGAAGCGACGAAGATCATCTGCACTGCGCTTACGAACGGCTCCCTTGTGCTTCCGCTTAACAAGAAGCTTCAGGACCTTGGCCTTGTGCAGTTCGTCAAGCTTTGCGCCGGCAAAAACGTCATCAACGACGAGGACGGCGTTGAAGAGGTGCTTCGGCAGGCGCTCATCCACTGGGAGGGCGAGAAGCTCGCGGCGTTTGCGCGCGCGGATGCTCTTTACCTTCTTGCTCTCCGGAAGGCGTTGACCGAGGGAATCACTGAGAAAGAAGCCCAGAGGATCCTCTTCTCTTGGGGCTAGTCGCCCGTGGAGCTCCTCGAGGGTGTCGAGGAGATCAGGGACCCCCATGCGGTAGCAGTTATTTCGGAACGACTTCACGAAGGCTGCGCATTGACTTTTCCAAATGTCGATCGCGGCCTCTTTGCTTATGCGCTTGATTTGGTCGGTCATGCCGCCCTCCTTTCTGACACGGACTGCTTCGCACCCGGTTCAAGGATCGGATCTAGGTTCTCGTCTGCGGCAATTGCACATACAAGTGCGGTGCGGGCGACAGTGTCAGCGAGAAAGCCGATCGAGAAGTACGTCTCGTCGCAGTAAATGCGTTCTGAGAGTGTCCAGGTCAGCAGGTCCTGCATGACTGTCTTCTTGATGTCGAGGACAAGGCTTGAGTATTCGTCGCGGATGTCCTCGCTTGGGTATGAGGGAGCGCCTGCGAGTTCCGCAGCCATTCGGGAGCGCACAAGCTTGTAGTAATCGTGCTTGCGGACTTCGGCCATGTATGGGCGCATGAATGCGCTCGTCAAGGCGATCTGGTTTGTGGCGTCGGTCATGGTTCATTCCTCAAGTTCGATGTCATCTGCGATGTCGTTGAGCCAGACAGCGGTGTTCTTGATCTTGTCGGCTTCGTCGAGAAGGTTGAGGGCGTCTCCGCGAACACAGAGACTGTATGCGTGGCGCAGCAATCGGCGGACGATAAACAGACGGCGACCTTCATCGGTATCAAGCTCTGCGACCGGGAGGCCGGAGAAGTGCTTTCCAAGCTTCTTGCGGATGGCTTGGACGTCGAGCGCCGTGCTGGAGAGAGTTTCAGTGTTGGTCATGAGAAAACTTCCGTTGTTTGTTTTCGTGCTAGCAAGCTACGCTTGCGTTGCGTGAAGAAATAATAGCGCCAAATTGAGCGAGAAGCAAGTAAAGATTGCCGTTTAGGCAAGCGGAATTTTGCGGACGCAACAAAAAACCCCGCTTCTAGGCGGGGTTTTTGAGGAAGTTTTGGGTTAGATCAAAGTACGTCAGCTCGAATCTGGAGGACTAGGCGCCCGACAACCGTGATCGTGTCGGCGATCTCCCTAGGTATGGTTTGTGGCGGGTACATCTTGTTGTCTGACAGCAGCGTGAGGGACCCGTCGATATTGACTTGGACGCGTTTAATGAAGATTCTCGTTTCTGCCTGCAGGCAATAGATGCCGTCAGCAAGGATCGTCGTTTGGTTCTTGTCGATTACGGCGGACGAGCCGCGCTTGAGGGTAGGTTCCATAGAGTCGCCGAGCGTGTGGATGATGTGCAGGTTGTTCACGCCAGTTACGCCCGGCCACGACGAGGCCGCCGAGGGGGATACGCCGATCAGTTGAACGGGGGAGAGATCGTCTCCGGGGTTCCCGCCGCCACCGCAAGAGCCGTACACGTCAAGGACCGGGATCAGGACGAGATCGGAGCTTTCTTCAACGCGAGAGGAAGGCTCACCTTTTTCGTCGATGACAACGATGTTTTCTCCCGTGAGGAGGGAAACGGAAACGCCTAGCAGCTCTGCCAGTCTGCGAAGGTTGGAGAGCGTAGGCGCGGCGCCAGACGCCCAGCGCGTGACTGCTTGGCGGGAGACTCCAAGAGCTTGAGCAACCTGTTCATGAGTCAAGCCCTTGCGTTCGATGGCGAGGGAAATAGGGGTTTGCATGGTGAGCTCCACAAAAGAGGTTGGGCTTGCTTACCTAACGAGTATGCAAGGAAATCTTGCTTAACGCAAAGCAAGAATCGCTTGCGACCGTGTTTCGTGTGTGGCTATAATTGCTTGCATCTGGAGGTCTGAATGATACGTACTACTTGCAAGCTCAATCCCGTGCAGATGGCGATCCAAGCTGCGGGCGGGCGCAAAAAGCTCGCCGAGAGCCTCACTCCGCCTATCACCAGACAGGCGGTGGAGCTTTGGCTACATAACGGCGAGGTCCCACCTCGTCGAGTCGACGAAGTGTCGAGGCTCACGGGAATACCGAAGCATCTTCTTTCTCCCCTGTTCAAAAAGGAGTCGTGATGGCGGATTACGACAACACTCGCTACTACTGGCTTCAGCTACGTGAAGAGTTTTTTGAGAGCGACGAAATCGACTGGCTTGAGGAGCAGCCGAATGGCCCCGCCCAGGTGCTCTTCTACCTGAAGCTGTGCCTCAAATCACTCAAGACGAACGGGTTGCTGGTCCGCAGGGTGGGTCAGATGCTCATCCCGTATGACGTAGAAAAGCTCGCCGACTTCACTAGATCCGACGTCAACACTGTCCAGTGCGCAATCGTAAATCTGAAGATGTGCGGGCTTGTTGAGGTCTTGGAAGACGGGACGATTTTCATGGCCCATCTGTCCAACTTGATCGGTTCAGCCAGCGGCGGCGCCTTAAAGAAGCAACAGCAGAGAGCCCGCCGCGAGTTGGTCAAAAGTGCCTGTCGCCCAGTGGTGGACGATGAGGTTGACAAAGGGGTGGACAAATGTCCACCAGAGTATAGAGATAAGAGATTAGAGACTAGAAGGGAGGATATGGGTGGAAATTCGGCGCCTCTTGACGACTATGACCTGATCGCCGACGAGGTCGGCTCTGAGTTCGACGTTGTCGAACCCCCGCCCGAACCGCCCGCGTGCAACGAGGAAAAGGATCAAGGCTCACGCATGCCGCCGTGTCCCTACGACCGGATCGTGACCCTCTACCACGAGATCCTGCCTGAGCTCCCCCGAGTGGCCACGCTCACATCCAAGCGCAGAAGCTGGATCACGGCACGCTGGCGCTCTGTCTGCACGACCGAGAAGGTCGCGAGTCAGGCTGACGGGCTTGACCTCTTTCGGGGGTACTTTTCCTTGGTACGAAAAAGCCCCTTCCTGATGGGGTTGAAGCAACCAGGAAAGGGCCATAGCAGAACGTTCAAGGCCGACTTGGAGTGGCTCATGAACGAGTCAAATTTTACCAAAGTCGTGGAAGGGAAGTACGCGTGATGGGAGCCGACAAAACGGGCTTTAAAACCCGTCAGAAAGAACGGGTTTTAAAAACCGTCTAAAAAGGTAGCGATATGGCAGACATTTTTCAATCGATAGCCATCTTATGCGTGGCAATTACGGGCGTCGCCTTGATCCTGTACTACCGGGGGCTGCGGGATCGCGTGGATGTGATCCAGAGGTGGATGAACTCTGTCAGAGAGCAGTCATCGACCCTGAGCTCTTACGAGGCGCCAGAGAGCTCTCCTGATTCCAAAGACGGGACCGGGATGGATTCGCGGAGCGTCTTATGAAGCCATCGCCAGCGGTAGTCGACGGAGATCTCTATGGATTCTGCGGGCTTATGGAGCCTGACCCAAAGCCAGATCCCTTCTTCGAGGGAATTGGCGGAGGTCTGAAAATCGACGGGGATCGAATCTGAAAACTCAATGTTTCCAAAGTCTCCGAACCCGTATCCGAAAGTGCCATTGGTTCTGCGTCCGACATCAAAACCTTTGGCAAGGAGACGACCGAACCGAACGTTTTGCAAAGTGGTGCTTATCGAAAGACGGATTTCCAGATAGTGGTAGCCGTCTCGGCCCAGGTGGATCTTGGGGGCGGATGCTCGCTTAAGGAACGGGAGCTGCATTTGGATGAACGTGAGGTAGATGCCGATGATGCCGGCGACGGTGGCCGTAAAACCGAAAAACGTAGATAGATCCATGACTTTCTCCGTGGGGTGGTTGATGGACTGTGTTGGCGAACACACCTCAATCATCCCACGGAACCAAACAAAAGGAGTTGCCGCTATGGCAGGGTTTCTTTCAAAAGCGATCAGCGAACAGAAAGCGCGGACCCGTCCGGATGCTGATGAGGGCAACGGTTCCTACATGGTGCCGACGTCGATGGCGTGTCCGGCTGCCGGCTGTCCGTTCCCGTGCGATACGGGGCGCAACGGTCGGTTCCTTTGCTCATTCCATACGGGCGTGCAGTCGCAGTACTGGCCGCTCGTCACGGAGATTCTGCAAAGGTATTGGGCCGTCTGGCAGATGGCCATCATTCACTACCAATGCTTCAACGACTTGGAGGCAGCGACTGAAGTGATTCACCAGATCAACGCGGATCCCGTCATGCGGGCGGCAGGCATCGAGATGCTGAGTGAGGCCGAGATGAAGGCGATGTATGGGCGCGGAACTGGCCACTTCCCGCTCGACATCATCTCGACCATGATCCATCGTGAGATCGAAGTTGGGATCGCCAAGAAGCGCGAGCGTGACGCCGGCAAGAAGCAGACAAGGCCGTCGGCAGCTGAGCGGGTGAGGTCGCTTTGTCAGCGTATAGGTCATCGTGCGGCGCCGATGGCGTAGCCGGTTTGAGGAGTTGAACTGGAATGGTAGTCGTTGAAGGTGAGCCGATAGGCAAGGGGCGCCCTCGTGTGAGCTCGAGATCAGGCACTGTCTACACGCCGCGAAAGACTGTCGCGTATGAGGATGCGCTTCGCTTCGCTGCAAAACTGTCAAAAGATCGGCTTGGTATGGCCCCGGCCATTGCGATCATTCGAGCTTTCTCAGAACCGCCGACATCATGGTCGCAGAAGAAAAAGAAGGTGGCAGTCGGCGGCAGGGTTCAGAAGATCACGAAGCCGGATATCGACAATGTCGTGAAGTCGGCTCTGGACGGCATTCAGGACGTGTGCTTTGAGGACGACAGACAGATCGTTGCCTGCGTGGCCATCAAGGCCTATGACGTTCGGGCGAGACTCGAGATCGAGCTGCTTGCGATCAAGGATGAGGGAGAGGTGCTCATCGCGCAGGGTGAGGGCAGAAGCTTCGAGGGGTGTTCGCTTGAGGATTTGCTGGCAAAGGTACTGGGAGGAGGTAGTTGTGGAGCGAGACTGGCAGACGGTGAAGAGGCTGGAGAACTGGTTGAGGGTCTTCGCGCCGCGTAGGGCAGTCTCACCTTGGGGTAGGGCGCCGTTTGCTGCCTTGGAAGAGCGACTGATCATGCAATTCGGTCCAGGGAGTCAAGATCAGGCCGAGCCGTCGTCGACCCCAAAGCCGTGTGATCCTGCGGACGCCGAAAAGGTCGAGACGGCTCTTTGTTCTCCTCTTATGCCGGCAGCCGAGAAGAAGCTCATCACGACCTTCTACATGGCTCAGGACGTCCAATGGTCAGCCTTCGGGCGCCTATGCCGAGACGCCGGAACAAGTCGGCGCCGGGCAGCCGAAGACCTGATGGCGGCCGAATGGCTTCTGGGGAACCTGCTCCGTCGGCTCTACGATGTTTGAACAAGGTTTTTGCTGTTTAGTGTAATTGAATGTAAAAAGAAGGGTGCGACCCTTGAATAAGAATCCCTATACTGAGGTCATGAATTAGTACGAAGCTGTGAATCAGCCGAATTTGGCGCGCGCGCAGGCCGAGGCGTATCTGTAGCAAACGCCAAAGGCGCTAGTTCTTCTCTGAGTCGCTGACACGCAAGGGTGACATCGAGAAACTCCGAAGAAAGACGGGAAAGGGCGACTTCGCAAGAGGCCGCCCTTTTTCTATTAATGGTTCGCTACCTTAGGGCAGTTTGCTCCGAGGTCGGGGCGGGGAGAAATCCTCGCCCTCTCTAATTACTTGGGTTACCTATGAAGAAAGCTATTGTGGCGGCCATTGCGGTCGCCTTTTTCGTTTCTACAGCTGCGGAAGCACGAGGTGGTCGAGGCTTTAGCGGCGGTCGATCTTTCTCCCGTCCTGCTCCCGCGAAAACCTATGCCCCTAAGCGCACGACCGTCGTGAAGAAAAATACGACCGTCATCAACCAGACGGTTCATCAGTCCTCCAGCTCAAGCGGTGGCGGTTTCTGGTCGAGCATGGCCGGATCGGTCGTAGGCGCAACCGCAGGTTCAATGGCGGGCAATGCGATCTACGATTCCATGACGAAGGACGACAAGGAACAGCAGGCCGCACAGCCCGCACAACCGCAGGTCATCTACGTTCCCGTCGATCAGAACGGAAAGCCGATCCCGCAGGCTCAATAAAACAACCCCCGCAAGGCGAAGAAACCTCACGGGGGTTTTGTTGCCTGCGATTATTTGCGAGGCTTGCTGTCAACGCTGTCCCAGACAATCATCGTCCGACGCGCCCCTTGGATATTCTCTCCGTTGGTCTGGTAGAACGAACCAGAGGACGTACTGGACGTGATTGGCTTGGGAGGTTGAGGTCTTGGTGGTGGGGCTTTCTTGTTTTCAGCCATCAGCACTCCTAATAATGATCGGCCAAGAAGGAAACAGTAGCCCCAGCCAGGCCGAGAGCGGCAGAGGTTACAAGGTACAAGTTCAAGTCTCGAATCTTTTTCCCTTTCTCTGAGTGAATGTCTCTCAGGTACTGGACGGCACCTTCTAGCTCCCTGATCCAATTCTGCTTGACCGCAAAGGGCTTGCCGGATTCGTCGTCGCCATACGCTTCACATAGAAGTTCGTAGTACGACGGTGCGACAACCGGGCGAAGCCCTCCACGCTCTCCAAGAAGAAGCCGCGTCCCTTTGATGAAGGCGAAGCAGGCTAGAAGCGCGGCAACGGTCAATGCCGACAGGGAGAGTGCGTCACACAGGGACAACTCTGAAAACTTGAATGACTTTGTCGCAAGAACCGCACCAATGGCGCTGGCAATGATGGCAGCGAGCCAAAGGTAGTTCTTGATGATGTCCAGTTGAGTTTTGTGGTGATCTGAGGAAAAAAGCTTGTGTTCCTCGAGTAGCTTGTTGAGCACAACGTCGGTAAACGCTTCGTACTCGCTCCAACTCGTTTGGCTGTCTGATGATGTCGATTGCATTCTTTCTACTGGTTTGCTTGTTAGTTGCTTTCCCATTCTATTCTTGTTGAACAAAAGCTCGACGGGATAGCCTTTGGTCTGAAACACAAGAATGTACCAAGACAAACCCCGCGAGGTTGTTCACCTCACGGGGTTGTTTTTTTGGTTCATCTCGGAAGTCCGTGGAACGCGGCCTTCCGAGATGAACCTTTTATTCAGGTGAAGGATGCCGATCTTGACTCTCTGCAAGTATCCAGGCTGCCGCAAGCCGGTCCCGCTTGGTGCCAAGTATTGCGAAGCTCACAAGGCCGCAGGCGAGGCTCGTGACGCGAAGTTCGCGGCTGATCGGGAGAGGCGCCGAGCCGAGAGAAAGGGATCGTCGTCCGCTCGTGGTTATGGCTACAAGTGGCAGCGTCTTCGAGCTCGGATCCTTGCTGCGCATCCGCTCTGTGTTGAGTGTGAGAAGCGCGGGATTATCAAGTTGGCGACCGACGTCGACCACATCAGGCCGCACAAGGGGAATCCTTTCCTCATGTGGGACGAAGAAAACCTCCAACCTTTATGCCATGAGTGCCACTCGCGCAAGACGGCGCGTGAGGATGGCGGTTTTGGGAATCAGTTTTAGCCGTTACGCTTTGGCTGGAAACGCTCCTCAATTTCCCTAGCTTCTTTTGGAATGCTGACAAGTTGAAGAACAGCTTGATTAATAAAAGTTGAAAGGGCGTCGGCTATTAATTCTGGTTGGAGTCCCGATTTGTCTAGCTCTTCAAAGGTGCCGGCATGAACAAACTCATTTCCGGCAAGTCTGCACGCGTTGAGGATGCTTCGTAATGGAGAGCCTTCAGGCGCTGCGGCCTTGATCTTATCAGCAAGGTTCTTCTGTTCGTATCCAAGCTCTGTGAGTAGCTGCTCTACGCACAAGCGAAGCATCATGCAGGCACCTCTTGGTGATTTGCCAAGAATGCTCTGCGCTTCACGAAAGGTCTTCTTTGCTTGCTCAGGCATGTCGTCATGGGGTTCCGCTCCGCAGGCCTCTGGGTAGACCATGGCTTTATTAATCCAAACAGAAAGCTTTTCGCAGTCTCTGCATTGAGCGACTGCGATTTCAGAGGTTGGAAAGGTCTCAGATGTGATCGATCCGATCAAAACGGGTCGGTACCTTTTGACGACAGACCAGTGCATCTCAGCGCTTATGCCGCAGTGTGGGCATGTGAATGACGATTCTTGAAAAACGGGTTGCTTATAAACACGCATTGCTTGGGGTGATGTATGTCAGTTAAAGAAAGAACGAAGTCGCTGGCTAAAGCCTTTGAAGAGATTGATAGAGCAAAGACTCTTTTGAAAGAGATTGAGTCAAGCGTAGAGTTTGCCGCCGCTGGTGGAGCTATTGATCTTGGCGGACTCGTCGACAAGACTTTCGCTTTGAAAGATGCTCGTGAGTCCATTTTAGTAGCGGTAGTTGAGGCTGTATGCCAGCCGTCGGTGGGGGCGGGTCAAAAGTGACCGCCTTGTTGGCTCTAGACCGCGCCCCCAGCTCAATTTTTACGCGTGCATTTCGTGGAGTTTTGGATGCCTCGCCCTTCCAAGTCTGATGCTGAGAAAGCCGCGACCGGCACGCTCCAGCCGTGTCGACGCGCTCGGCAAATCGCAGTCACTGACGCGACTTTGACGACGACGCCGCCTGTCGGTTTGACGAAAGATGCGCGTGAAGCGTGGCAACTCGCAATCACTTGCGCCCCAAGAGGTGTGCTGACCGCGCTCGATGCCACGGTACTCGAGCGATGGGCGAGAAACTATGCGACGTATCGCAAAATTGCGAAAAAGCTAGATAACGAAGACATGGTGCTGACGAGTGAGACGGGCGTGACGCTCAATCCTCTGTTCAACGCCTTGATCAAGATTCAGCAGGTACTTTCCGCCTGCGAAAAAGAGCTTGGATTTACGCCTGTCTCGCGCGCGCGTGTGAAGGCTGACGTTAAGGAAGAAGAGGTGAATGACTTTGGCGACTTCTAGAAACTACACGCAGATTGCACGCCAGTACGCTGACGATGTGATCGCGGGGAAGATCCCTGCATGCAAGTGGGTGAAGCTAGCAGCCAAGCGTCAAATCTCTGATCTTCAGAAGTATTCGGGGCCTTGTTCGACGTATGTCTTTGATGAGACTGAAGCCAGTCGAGTCTGCAAGTTTATTGAGCTGTTGACTCACACGAAAGGCGAACTCGCAGGGACTCGCATCAAGCTCGAACCGTGGCAGGTGTTTATTCTGTCCACGGTCTTCGGCTGGCGTCGTCGGTCTGATGGCGGTCGGCGCTTCCGACGCGTGTACATCGAAGTGCCACGCGGGAACGGCAAAAGCTGTCTGTCTTCTGGCGTCGCTCTCTATTGCCTAGTCGCTGATCGAGAGCCGGGCGCTGAGGTCTACAGCTTTGCGACCACACGTGACCAGGCGAAGATTGTCTTTGGTGACGCGAAAGTCATGGCCGAACACAACGCGCCGCTCCGCAGTCAGTTTGGCTTGCAGGTGCTAGCAAATGCGCTCTACGTACCGACAACCAACAGCACGTTTCAGGCGAAGTCCGCAGAAGGCTCTACGCTTGACGGCTTGAATACTCACCTCGCGGTCATCGACGAGCTACACGCTCACAAGACTCGTGCGGTCTATGACGTGGTTGAAACCTCTCTCGGCAAACGTCGCTCATCGCTTCTGTGGTGTATCACGACAGCGGGTTTCGACACTTCGGGCATTTGCTACGAAGTGCGAACGATGAGCACGAAGGTGCTTGAGGGGACGGTCTCTGACGAAACGCAGTTCGCAATCATCTACACGATTGATGAAGGCGACGACTGGACGACTCTTGATGCCCTCGAGAAGGCAAACCCGAATTGGGGCGTTTCGGTACGTCCTGAAATGATCACGTCATTGCTGAAGAAAGCGAAGGCGCTGCCAAGTGCGATCAACAACTTTCTCACGAAGCATTTGAACGTCTGGTGCTCTGCATCCAGTGCGTGGATGGATATGCCGGCATGGGATGCAAACGAGGTAGATGCCGAGCGTTCTTTCTACGAAGGAATGCCCTGCTATATCGGACTCGATATCGGCGCAAAGAACGACGTGACCGCGAAGGTTTTGCTGTTTCCATACGGCAACGGCTACATGACGTTTGCTGACTTCTACCTGCCTGAGGCCGCCGTCGAGCGATCGACGAACAGCCAGTATCGCGGGTGGGTTGAAGAAGGGTGGATCACGCAATCGGGCGGCGCGATGACTGACCTCAGCCGCATCGAAGAAGACATCCGCGAGGATCTTTCTCGGTACGACGTGAAGGGCATCGCGTTTGACCCGTGGAACGCCTTGCAACTCGCGACTTCCTTGTCGGCCGATGGCGCGCCGATGATCGAGTACCGAAACACGGTGCAGAACTTTTCTGACCCGATGAAATCGCTCGAGGCGCTCACGCAAGACAAGCGCATCAGCCACGACGGAAATCCCGTTCTCAGGTGGATGATGAGCAACGTCGTGGCGAAGCTTGATGCGAAGGACAACATCTTCCCGCGCAAGGAGCGCTACGAATGCAAGATCGACGGCGTTGTCGCGCTCATCATGGCGCTCGGCATTGCGACCAGCGGCGAAAGCGAAGTGAATCCTTTTGCCGATATCGCAGAGTCGAAAGCACCATGCTTTTTTGAGTGGTAATAACCCATGTTTGTAAAAAGATTAGTCAACTGGGTGACGAGCTGGGGAGGCCCTCTCGGAACGGCCTCGGGTCAGCAAATTCCGCTGCCCGTTGAACCGATCCTTGACCAAACTAAGAACGTTACCCCTGATGCGGCGCTACAGATTAGCGCCGTTTTTGCATGCGTCGAGCTTCTGGCGCAGACCATTAGCACCCTGCCGCTGTATGTCTACAAAGAGATGGGCAATGGCGGGCGAACGCCTGATAAGGGCAGGCTTTGGATGCTCCTTCATGAGCGCCCGAACGCGTGGATGACGCCGAGCGAATTCCTCTCGGCAATGGTGGTCAACCGCATGCTCCGCGGCAATGCGTATGCCCAGATCATCCGCGATAGCGAAGGCGATCCGATTGCCCTGGTACCGCTATCGCCTGATCAGATGGAGGTTTCCGTCACGGCTGGCGGCGAGGTCTACACCTACTATCAGGACGGTGTGATTTCGGTCATTGCGCCTGAAAACATCATTCACTGGAAAGGCTTGGGCAATGGCTACATCGGCCTCAGCAAGCTTGAGTACATGCGAGCGACTGCTGATGAAGCGATCAGCGCACAAGACAACGCCTCGAGACTGTATGGGTCCTATTCGAAGCCTTCTGGCGTTTTGCAGACTGACTCAGCATTGAACGACGAACAGCTTTCAGCTGTTTTCGAACGCTTCAAGGGCATGTCCCGCGGCGGTGCAGGCTTGTATGTCGTGGACCGTGGCCTGAAGTATCAACAGCTTTCCCTGACGCCTGCTGATGCGCAATTGCTCCAGACGAGACAGTTCAGCGTCGAAGAAATCTGTCGATGGTTCGGTGTGCCGGGCGTTCTGGTCGGTTCTACCGCTACGACGACTTGGGGCAGCGGCATTCAGCAGATTGTTGAAGGCTTCCACAAGTTCACCATTGGACCGCTTTGCAAACAGCTCGAGCAAGCGCTTTCGCGGCGTTTGGTCGGCGTGACCGACATGGACACGACGATCGAGTTCAAGCTCGATGGCTTCCTGCGCACCACGCCTGAAGCTCGTGCTTCTTTCTACAGCACGATGGCACAGAACGGCGCGATGACGCGCAACGAGATCAGGCGCTTGGAAAACCTGCCGCCAGTTGAAGGCGGTGACGCCTTGACGGCACAGTCGAACCTTGTGCCGATCGAGAAGCTTGGAGAGCAGGCAAGCACCGGTTCTTCTCCGAAAGACGGAACTCCTGTGAGGCAATAACTATGAAACTAAATTTCAAGGGTATCCCGCTCACGGGCGTGGAACTCAAATTTGACGAAGGTGGTAGACGCTTCAAGGGTTATGCGTCGACTTTTAACGGCAACGATTCTTATAATGACACGATCCTCCCTGGCGCATACCAAAAGACGATTGCTGAGAACGGCATGCCGAAGATGTTCTGGGGTCACGATTGGGATATTCCGATCGGCAAGTGGCTCTCTGCCGTAGAAGATGAAAAGGGCCTGCTTGTGGAGGGTGAATTTACGCCAGGCAACGCTCAGGCTGAAGCTGTGATGTCTGCGATGAAGCACGGCACGGTTGACGGCCTCTCTATTGGCTTCCGCCTCGCTGAAGGCGATTACGAAAGCAAGAAGGACGGCGGCCGCATCATCAAGAACGTGTCGAAGCTGTACGAAATCTCTGTTGTTAACTTTCCCGCTGACGAAGATGCGCGAGTGTCTGAAGTCCGCTCCGAGGACGTTGATAACCTGAAATCCATTCGTGACTTTGAAAATTTCCTGCGGGATGCAGGCGGTTTCTCGAAGTCCGTAGCGACGTCCATCGTCGCAAAAGCCAAGAAGCTTTTCGAAGGTCAGAGGGAGTCTGACGCTGAAGAAAAAGCGGCACAAGAACTGCTCGAGCGCTTGAAGAAGCTTGAGCAATCTCTCTCCTAACGAAAGGTGAAAACCATGGAAATGAATGAAATCATGAAGGCTCTCGAGTCTATCGAGGGCAAGATGTCTGAGACTTCTAAGTCCAACTCCGCTGAACTCAAGCGCCTCGGTGAAGAACAGGTTAAGTTCTCCCGTATGCTGCTTGATCTTCAGCAGAAGGGTGTGGCTGCCAAGCAGGAAGCTGAAGTTAAGACGGCCGGCGACAACGTCGTCGATGCCGACGGCTTCAAGGCCTTCCGCGACGGTTCTGCCCAGAAGGCTCGTGTCGAACTCGCTGAAACGTTCGACAAGAAGGAAGCTGTCAACCCGATCCTCACGCCGACAGGCGGCATCGTTCAGGCTTACCGTCGTCCTGGCATCCTCGCGGGCGCTTTTCGTCCGCTGACGATTGAAGGCCTCTTCCCGACGCTCCCGATTACCACGAACGCTTTTGAATACGTCCAGGAAAAGGAAGCCGAGAACGTCAACGGCGCGGCATTCGTTGCTGAAGGCGCTCAGAAGCCTTTTGGTTCTACCGCCGTCGAGACCAAGACGGGCACGATCAAGACGATCGCTCACCTTGCTCGCGTGTCCAAGCAGCTGATGGCCGATGCTCCGGCTCTTGTCGCCTACATCAATCAGCGTCTTGTGTACGGCGTCGATCTTGTCGTCGAAGATCAGCTCGTCACCGGCAACGGCACGGGCCAGAACCTCAGCGGCATTCTTACCTCCGGCAACTTCACGGATCACGGCATCACGAAGCTTGCTCAGCTCCCGAAGAATCCGACGAGCTTCGACCTCATCCTCATGGCCAAGTCCAAGGTCGAACAGGCTTTCTTCCGTCCGAACGTCATCCTGCTCAATCCGGCTGACTGGACGAACATGCAGATGGAAAAGAATGCCTCTGGTGACTACTACCTTGGTCATCCGGCTTCCGTTGCTCCGAAGTACCTTTGGGGCCTTCCGGTCTGGACGACGCCCGCCATTACCGCTGGCAAGTTCCTCGTCGGCGACTTTACGCAGGCCGCTACGCTTTGGAACCGTCAGGGCATGACCGTCGAACTGTTCGAACAGGACAGCGACAACGTTCAGAAGAACTTGGTCACGATCCGCGCCGAACGTCGTCTCGGTTTCGGTGTCGAACGCACGAAGGCTCTCGTCGGCGGATCTCTCACGCTCCCGACGGCCTAAGTAAGGAGGCGTCATGATTGACACGTCTACGGCGAAGTCAGCTGTGACGCTCGAGGACGCAAAGCTTCATCTCCGCGTTGATCACTCCGCTGACGATGCGCTGATTGAGGCTTTGTGCCTCTCCGCTACCCAGATGGCTGAGCACGAGCTACAGCGCGGCTTGATCTCGCGAGAAGGGACGGTCGGTTATGGCGCTGAACCTTCCGACGTTCCCGCCGCGATCAGGCAATGGATTCTGATTCAGGTCGCCCATTACTACGAGCATCGTGAAGCCACGGTTGAAGGTGCTGTAACGCCTTTGCCGAAACTTCATGCTTTGCTCGATCCTTTTAGGACGTGGAAATGAATCGACCTGAAATCGGAAAGCTGAATCGAAGGGTCAAGATCTTTCACACGATGTCTGTGCCGGATGGACGTCTTGGGTTTTCCAAAGCGTCTGTCCGCGAAGATGTCGTGTGGGGGAGGCTTGAGCCTGTCGGCTCTTGCATCTACTTCGGATCGAAGCAGATCGAGTCTGGTGTGACGCATCGTGTGATTGTTCGCTCGATGCCCGGTCGCACTGGTCCGCGAGACTTCAAGGGCGTGACCGAGCTGATGATCGAAGGCGTGATTTATCGCCTTCGTCGTGTAGCTGATCTTGGCGGTCTTGACCGCTTCACCGTTCTTGACGTGGAGGAAAAGACTGATGCTTGTGCAGTGCGCCGTCGATCCTGGGTATCGCAAGATTGACTACGATCCGAAGGCTTTGAAACAGCCGCTTCGCAAATCAGGTAATGCCGTTCGCAAGATCGCCAGAAAGATGATTTCGCGTAAGGCTGTGTCTGAGGCTGGTCAGTTCCCCGGCAAACAAACGGGTGAAATGGCGAAGTCGATCAAGGTCAAAGTGTCGAAGTCTGGGTATTCCGTTGCGGTCTATCCGACGAAGACGCAGGCAATGCCTGCCTACTATCCCGCTTTTGTTGTGTATGGCCATAGAGCGCCATATTCCGAGACGGCTCAAGAAGCCAGATCGCACAAACAGAGAGCAGGGAAAAAGGTGGCAGCGCCTCGCAAAAACTTCGTGCCAGAGGCCGCGGACAAATACGCGAAGACCTTTGAAAGCGAGATGTTTGATGCACTTGGAGACGCGATCAAATGATTCTTGATCCAATCATTTCCGCGCTGAGAAAGCGTTGTAAGACGCTAGACGGCCGAGTAGCTGGCGCGGCTCAGTGGGCAGGCTTGACGGAAGATGAAAATCCCGCCTTGCCTGCTGCGTATGTCGTGCCTCTTCGCGAAGATGCAGGCCCGAATGAGTCGCAGGTCAGCTACTACCAGACGATCACGAACACTTTTGGCGTCATCCTGCTCGTGCCGAATTTTGCGGACGAACGCGGTCAGGATGCGTCTCGGTGGATCGAGCTTCTGCGCCGAGAAGTTTTCAAAGCCTTGCTTTCAACAAAGTTTGGACCTCTCGACGAGTCAAGCGAAATCGTTTTTGATGGCGGATCTCTGATCTACCTTGACGATGCTCGTGCGGCATACCAGCTCGACTTTGCTTTTGAGACGTACCTAGATGTCTCTGACACGTATCAGCAGACTGAGCTGGACGAGCTTCAGCCTTTCGAGGGTATGGACGTCGACGTCGATCAAATCGAACCATCAATCTCAGGAAAGCCCGACGGTCGACCTGAGCAATCTTTTAAGGTGGAATTCAAATGAGCGTGAGTTTTAACACGATTCCGAGCGGTATTCGAGTGCCGCTTTTTTATGCGGAAATGGACAACTCTCAGGCCGCCACGCCGACGAGTCAGACCGCTTCTCTCCTTATCGGTCAGATGATTGAGGTCGGCACGGCTGAAGCTGGCAAGCCTGTCTTTGTGTCCACAGCCGCGATGGCGAAAAGCCTTTTTGGGCGAGGCTCTATGCTCGCTCGCATGGTCGACGCTTATCGCAAGGTCGACTCTTTTGGCCAGCTCGTGTGCATCCCTGTCGCCGATGGCGAAGACGCGGGTGCTGCATCCGGTAAGGCCGAAATCTCTGGTACTGCTCTTGAGGCAGGTACGCTGAGCTTCTATGTCGGCGGTGAGCGAGTTCAGGTGGCCGTTGCCGAAGGCGACACGGCTTCCAAGATCGCCAAGAGCCTTGGCGACGCAATTACTGTTGTCAAGGATTTGCCGGTCACAGCAAGCGCTAATGAAGGCGCATGCACGGTCAATGCAAAGCAGAAGGGCACTGTCGGCAACGGCATTCAGCTTGCTGTCAATCTTCGTGGCCCGATCAACGGTGAAACGCTTCTGGCTGGCATCAGGGTTGAGATTACCCAGATGGCTGGCGGCACGGCCGATCCTGATCTGACCGCCGCTTTTGATGCGATGGGCGATGAGTCTTACGATTTCGTTGGCTGTCCGTATGCCGACGCGGCCACGCTCGACAAGCTTGCCGAGAAGATGAATGACACGAGCGGCCGCTGGTCTCCTTTCCAGATGCTTTTCGGCCACGTGTACACGGCCAAGCGTGGTGATGTGAATGCACTCGTCGCTTTCGGCAAGACTCGCAACAATCAGCACGAAACGGTTGTTGGTGTCGAACCGAAGCTTCCGACGCATGCGGCCGAAGTCCTTGCGGCTTACCTCGCTCGCACGTCTGTCTTCATCTCGGCTGACCCGGCTCGTCCGACGCAAACGGGTGTCCTGACTGGCGTGATGGCCTCGCCTGAAGGCTCTCGATTCGCTCAGACGGATCGCCAGACGCTTCTCGAGAACGGAATTGCAACGCTGTACACGATCAGCGGTTCGGTCATGATCGAACGCGCCATCACGACGTATCAGAAGAACTCTTTTGGTGACGCTGACGCTTCGTACCTTGACTCTGAGACGCTTCACACGTCGGCTTATGTCCTTCGTCAGATGAAGTCGATCATCACGAGCAAGTACGCACGTCACAAACTTGCATCCGACGGCACTCGCTTCGGTGCAGGTCAGGCGATTGTGACGCCGTCCGTCATCCGCGGTGAGCTGATCGCTCTCTATCGACGCCTGGAACTCGAGGGCATCGTCGAGAACGCAGATCTCTTCAAGAAGTATCTGATCGTTGAGCGTAATGTCAACAATCCCAACAGGCTTGATGTGCTGTTCCCGCCTGACTACGTGAACCAGCTCAGGATTTTTGCGGTTCTCAATCAGTTCCGCCTTCAGCATCAGGAGTAATCATGGGTAAGAAAATTGCAGGGACCTGCTTTGTCAAGGTCAACGGTCAGCAACTTGAGCTTCAGGGAAACATTGAATTCCCGCTGACTTCTGTTCAGCGTGAGACGATGCTTTCCACGACTGGCGTTGCCGGCTTCAAGGAGACCGTCACGGCTCCGTATGTCAGTGGTGACTTCATTGTTCCGTCCGACTTTCCGATCGAAGAGATCAAGGAAAACGTCGCTCAGACGATCACGGTCGAATGTGCGAATGGCATGGTTTACACGCTCAGCGACGCATATGTGACTGACGTGATCGCCTACAAGCCCGTCGACGGTACGCTGACGGTCAAGTGGGAAGGCACCAACGGGGAGCTCGGCTGATGGAAACGTTCACTCTTTCTCAGCCCATTCAGCACGGCACTACGGAAATCGTTGAGCTGACGCTTCGTGAACCTACGACCAAGGACGTCAACGATCTTGGCCTTCCGTTCAAGCTCGATGCGTCGCTTATCTCCGAGCCTGTGCCGGCTGTCTGTGCAAAGTACATCTCTCGACTCGCGTGCATTCCGCCGAGCGTCGTCGAGAAGATCGCACTGAGCGACTACACGATGCTTCTGTATCGCGTTGTCGCTTTTTTTACGCCTTCCCGCGAGCCTCAGCAGCAGAGCTGATCAACCTGGCTTTTGAAGTCGCTTATTGGTGGCGGCTTCGGCCTGGGGACGCGCTAGAGCTTCCGCTCTCTGAGCTGAGGCTCTACGTCGATCAGTGGAATCGCATTCAGGAGAAACTTAATGGCGAATAAGGATTTCAGGCTGACCGCTATTTTGGCGGTGCGCGATACGATGTCGCCCGTCTTGGCCGTCGCCTCTCAGAAGTGGGAGGGTTTCAAGAAGGCGGTCAACTCGACTGAATTCAATGACCTCAACCGAAAGCTCAAGCTTGCTCAGCGATCGGTCAAGGACTTTGCGAGCGAGGCGCAGGGCGTTGCTCAGTCGGTAGGCGCGCCGTTTGCGGCCGTAGCCGGAGCAGTAGGCTTCAGCCTTCAGTCTGCGGTGACGGGGTTCGCTCAGGCTGGCGACAGCCTCGACAAGATGTCCGCGCGCATCGGCATCTCGGCCGTGAAGCTTCAGGAGTGGAGCTTCGCCGCAACGCATGCAGGCGCAGCCCCAGAGGATCTGGAGGATGCGCTGAAGGATTTGTCTGAGAAGATCGCAGAGGTGGCCGGAGGCGATACCGGCGATGCCGCGCAGCTCTTCTCGGCCCTGGGGATCTCCGTGAAGGACGCTTCCGGCAAGATTCGACCCGCTTCCGATATCTTTGAGGAGGTGGCGGATGCGATCCAACGCAACGAGGATCCCGCCCTTCGTACAAAGATGGCCATGGTTCTTATGGGCGACAGCGGGCGTAAGCTGATCCCCATGCTCTCGGGCGGCGCGCAGGGGCTTGACGACATGGCCAAGCAGGCGCGCGACCTTGGTCTGGTCATGAATGAGGATGCTGTCGCGGCCGCGGCCCAGATGACGGACCACATGGATGACATGAAGGCCAGCGTTACGGCGGTCGGTCATGAGATCGGCTACCGCTTGTCCCCTATTGTCATCAGCATGTCGGACCGCTTCCGCGATCTGGCCGCGGCCAATAAGGGAGCGCTTGGGGAAAAGTTTGAAAAGGTCGCTCGATCGTTTGCCGATGCCGTCGGCCAAATCGACTTCGAGGGCATTGCGTCCGCGATCCTGACAATCGCAGACTATGCGGTTAGGGCGTTCAACGCAATCGGCGGCTTCAATACGGTCCTTTACGGCATGGGCGCACTCATTGCCGGCAAGAGCATCATGGCTGTGGTGTCTCTGGGATCCAGCGTCATCGGACTGGTCCAGTCTTTCGGTGCTGTCGCGACTGCCGCGAAGGCTTTCGGCGTAGTTGCCACGACGTCGATGGGGCCGATCGGTTGGGCGCTTGGTGCGCTTGCTCTCGCGGCTGGCGTCGTCATCGCAAACTGGGATCGCATCGGTCCAGTCATTACAGAGTCGATCGGTTCTGTTGTCGACTTCGCAGCCGGCGCTTTTGATGTCTGCAAAAAGAAGTTTGGGGCTGTAGCAGGTGCGATCCTGACGACTGCCACGGGCCTTTTCCGCGGGGACTTCAAGACGCTTTTCGGCGGTCTCGATGATCTGGCGCTCGCGTCCTTCAATCTTCTGCCGGATGCGTGGAGCAAGGCGGCCGTGGCGTGGTACGAGAGCGTCAAGCAAACTGTCCGCGGCATCGGTTCGTTTATCTCCGACTTCTTCGCCAATCTTGATTTCTCGAGCTTCCTGCCAGACTTCGTGAAGAAGATGATCGGTGGCAGCAGTACTACTCAAAACGATAGAGTGCAGAGTGCAGAGCGTCCAGTCGATCTCGCACCTGTGACGATCGAGCCTGAAAGCAGAACTCGCATGAGCGGTCAGATGCTCGTGCGTGTGGCCGCTTCGCCCGGCACGACGGCACAGCTTGCAGGCATGTCAGCTGACGGCATGAAGCTTGTCGGCAATGTCGGCTACTCCGATAGATTTGCGGAGGATTACTGATGGCAGAAGAAAAACCTCTTTATGAGGCGTCGTTCCGCGGAGTTCCCTTTCATGTCACGAAAGTTGACCTGAAAGTCGGACGCCGCACGGTCACTCATGAATACCCGCAACGTGATAAGCCGTACGTCGAGGACATCGGGCGCGCGACGAGAAAGCTCACTTTCACTGCTTTCGTTGTCGGTGACGACTACATCGAGCAGGCTGAAAAGCTGATCAGTGCGATCGAAGAGCCGGGTGCCGGCACTCTCGTGCATCCGCATCTTGGAGAAATGAAGTGCTCGCTCGAACAAGTTTCGACGATCACTTTCACTGACTCAACCAGGACTGCGAGCGTCGTTCTCAATGCCGTCGAGTCTGGTGAGCTTGAGTTCCCGAAGACTGGAAGCGACTCTTTCACGAAAGCCTTTCAGGCTGCGGATGAGCTTGAAGACTCTGCGATCAAGTCCTTCTGTGACTCGATCGACCTGAGTTTTGCTAGCGAGTGGGTCGATGCCGCGCTGTCTGGTGACTTGCTCGACAAGCTCGGCATCATTAGCAACTCTGACTTGGCAGTCGTGTTCGACAAGGTTGACGAGATCAGCACTCTGGCATCGAAAGGTCTGTCGCTCATCAGCACGGATCCGAAGCAATTCGCATCGAAGCTGGTGGGGGCGCTTGGCCTGTCTCGTGTCGCATCGTCTGCTCGAGCTTGGTCTGGTGTCGCAAAGCAACTTAAGAACCTTACGCAACGCGAAAAGTTGCGCGAGGGGACGAAGGAGCTGGCACAGGCAAAGACAAACGGGCTAGTTCTGTCGAACGCTCGACGTGCAGTGCTTCAAAACCGTGCGGCAGTTGAGTCGCTGATCCGTCAGACGATGATCGCGCAAATGGTCGGCGTGAGTGCCGTCGTTGGTACAAGTTCCGATCAAGCAATGCCGGTAGAAGATGACGTTCAAACGTCTGAGTCTCTTAAGTCGACAGTGTCGAAGTCTTATGACGATCTTGTTCTGCTGAGGCAAGGACTGCTAGAGGTGATCGATGCAGAGCTTCTGATGACGACATCAGACGAGACGTATCTCGCGCTTGAGAAAGCACGTGTGGCGGTTTTTGACGCTCTGACCGATCGCGCTGACGACAGCTGTCGGCTTGTCGTGGTCGAGCCGGGTGAAGTGCTTCCTGCGCTAGTTCATGCGTATGACTTCCACGACGACGCAACTCGTGATCAAGAGATTGCGATCAGAAACGCCGTGGAGCACGAAGGGTTTTGCTCGGCTGATGAGCTGAAGGTGATGGAAGATGAATAACCGCGTTGAAGTACGTGTATCCGGAAAGAGATACGGTGGCTGGAAGTCGGTAAAAGTCGATATCGGAATGGATCAAATCGCAAGAGGCTTCAAGCTTTCTGTGACTGACACATTTCCCGGCAACACAGACTTCCATCGCCTTCGAAACGGGGATCTTGTTCAACTCTTCATTGACGACGATCTTGTTTGTACTGGATACATCGATCACGTGAACGTCTCATACAACGGTACCGCGATCACCGTCGACGTTGACGGCAAGTCAAAAACTGTTGATCTGGTTGACTGCTGCCCCGTCGCAAAGTACGGCGCAGACTCAAGCTCAAGTAACTCTTGGGCCGGTGTCGTGGTCGGCAATGACGGAAAGAAGGCGACGGTCAGCCCTGCGACGATCAAAACGACTTCATGGAAAAACTTGAAGACGTCGGAAATCATCGCTTCGCTGACTGCGCCTTACAGTATCGCTGTTCATGCAACTTCGTCAGTCGGTGAAAAACTTTCTGATCACACTGTCGTTCCCGGCGAAACTGTTCACAAGTCGATCAACAGGTTGATCACAAAAGACAATCTTGTCGTCATGGATGACGAAGCTGGTGATCTGGTTATCGTCGAGCCGGGTGATGCAGGCGACTGTGCCGATGCGCTCGAGCTTGGCAAAAACATTCTTGCCGGCAGTGCCAACTACGACGCATCGAAGCTCTACAGCCGGTACGTCGTCCTTGGTCAGCATGCAGGTACTGATACTGACTTCGGTCGGACCGCGGCAGAGGACAAGGGCATTGTCGACTCGAGTCTGATGAAGCGCAATCGTTTGCTGGTCATCAAGGACAAGGGCCAAAGCACGAATTCCACTTGCAGCAAGCGAGCGGACTTCGAGAAGCGGTACCGCGAAGCCCAGTACACGTCGGCGACGTACACGGTTCAAGGCTGGCGTCAAAGCGACGGAAGCTTGTGGAAGGTCAATTCGATGGTTCGCGTCGCTGATAGACTGCTAGGTATAGAGAATAACTTGCTAATTTCCAAGCTCTCCTTTTCTCTGTCCAGTCAAGGCATGACAACGACGCTGACCGTGCTGGGCCGTGACGGCTATAAGCGCGAAGGTTCGTCCTCTGACGGAGAGAAGAAGGCGAATCCGTGGGTGGGGGTTGTCAAATGAAACGGCTTGCATTGCTTCTTGTTCTTGTGTCATTACAGAGTGCTTGCTTTGCCGGCGTTGTCTGCGACGAAGCCGGATGGAACAAGTACGGAATGTGGTCCGATTGTCTGAAGTACCACAGAGAGCCAGGCAATACGGGAGGCGGTCGACCTGTCGATGCCAATCGCGTCGGTCAAGTCGAGAAGGTCCACAAGAACATTGACGGGGCCGTCACAGTCTGGCGTCACGGATCTTCAGACACTGAAGAATGGACGCAAGTTGACAAGGACACGTGGGAGCGCAAGCGTTGACCATCAAGCCAACAAAATCGAGCGATCGTAGCAATACGGTCGCTTTTTTTTATGAGCAGTATTTCTGATTTCTTCGCTCGCGGCGTCATGACGCTTGCGGATGGTGCAAAGAAGATGCGAGCCGTGCAGGTTCGACTTCTAGCGGATGAGATACGCGATGACCTCGAGCATGTCGAACCTTACGGCTTCTCGAGTGAGCCGCATCCAGAGGCAGAGGCTTTCACGCTCTTTTTTGATGGTGATCGATCGCACGGGATTGTTTTCACGATTGCAGATCGACGCTATCGACTGAAGCCGCTCAAGACTGGCGAAGTCGCAATCTTTGATGATCTCGGTCAGAAGGTCCATCTCACGCGCGAAGGCCTTGAGGTCTACACGCCTGGTTGGCTGCATGCAACTGTTGACAAAGATGTAGAAATTACTGTGGGCGGAAACGTCACGGCAAATGTCGGCGGCAACGTCACAGAAACCGTCGGCGGTGATGCTTCTGTAACTGTGAGCGGTAACGCCGCGCTGAAGGCCGCGGCAGTCACGATTGACTCTGCGACGCTTCATGTCACCGGTGCAACGACGATCGATAAGAGCTTGACCGTTCTCGGCGGCCTTGCGGTCAGCGGCGGATCCGGCGCAAGTGTCGAGGGTTCTCTCACTACGACAGGCGACGTTACGGCCAGCGGCATCTCGCTCACGTCTCACACGCATACAGAACAGGGTGATCGTGCAGAAACTTCTGGGCCGCACTGAGGGGTAAATCATGGAACTCATGATCAACGGTCAGGAAGCTGACATCTCGAATTTTCAGGCTGATGAGCTGGTGCAAGCTGTGCTGATCAGCCTTTTTTCTTGGCGCAAGTCGGAGGACGATGACGGCATCAAAGCGCCGAAGCGTCAGGGGTGGTGGGGCGATACCTTCGCAAGTGTTCAAGGCGATCGTATCGGCTCACGCCTCTGGCTTCTTCAACGCGAAAAGGTTTTGCCGAGCGTAATGCGACGTGCTGAGGAGTACGCAAAGCAAGCTCTCCAGTGGCTGATCGATGACCATCTAGTTGAAGGCATCGAGGTCCGCGCAGAGCGCGGCGGTATTGAGAGGCTTGACCTTCACGTTGTTTGTTTCAAGCGTCAAAGCGAAAGAGCTTTTGATGCGGTTTTTAAGGACGTATTAAATGGCGTTTGAGAGACCAACGATTCAAGAGCTGATCGCTCGCATTCAGTCGGACGCTGAAAGCCGCATGGGCAAGAAAGCGATGCGTTGGACGCTCGTGCCTGTGCTCAGCCGCGTTATTGCTGGCGTGTCGCATGCTCTTCATGGACGCATCTCCTTTGTGCTTCGACAGGTTTTCAGCTCGACGGCTGAAGGTGCATATCTGGAGCGCAGAGCGTCTGAGTACGGCATCTATCGCAAGCAGGCCTCGAGCGCGACCGGCACAGTGACTTTTGTCGGTGAGTCTGACGTGCCGTCCGGCACTCAGATCCAGACTGACGACGATGTGATCTACATCACGACTGCTAAAAGCGTTGATGGCGTTGCGCCGATCAGGGCCGTTGCGGCCGGATCAAACGGCAATGCCTCTGCCGGCATGGAGCTTCGCTTGATCTCTCCGATCGCGGGTGTCCAGTCGACGTGTACCGCAGACGAACTCACGGGCGGGGCTGATGCAGAAGACGACGAGTCGCTTCGTGACCGTCTTCTTCAAAGGCAGAAGAATCCTCCGAAGGCGGGGACGAAGGCCGACTATGTCTCTTGGGCTCTCGCAGTCAGTGGCGTCACGCGCGCGTGGTGCTATCCGCAGGAGCTTGGACAAGGTCATGTGACCGTTCGCTTTATGACGGACGGCATGACCGAGAACGGCATCCCGAACCAGACGATGATCGAACGCGTCACGGACTACATCGAGCACCAGATGCCTGTGACCGCCGTCCTTCACGTTGAAGCCCCGATCCCGAAGAAGCTTGACATCACACTCGACGTCTTCCCCGAGGACGAGAAGATCAAGGCGAAGATCCAGAATGCCATCGAGGGCGTGATCCTCTCCGAGGCCGTCCCCAGCGGTCCGATACTGCGTACGTCTCTTGACCGCGCAATCTCGTCGGTCGGCGAGGTGAGCTCCTATCGACTCATCAGCCCAACTGAAGACGTGCCGACGAAGACGGGCGAGATCCTGGTGCCGGGAAAGATCACGTGGGAGTGATCGTATGTCACTGACTGAATCTCACTACACGCACCTAGTCAATGCGTTGCTACCTCGAGGTCCGATCTGGTCCCGACGAGTCGGCAGCACGATTGATGCGGTGCTTTACGCCCTCGCAATGGAGGCGGCCCGCGTCGACGAACGCGCACACGCCGTCATCGAGGAGTCAGACCCGCGCACCTCGATCGAGGAGCTGTCTCTCTGGTTTGAGGAGTGGGGCATTCCGAGCGAGTGCCTTGCGGCAATCGCCGACCCTAGTCGCGAGCAGATGCGACAGGAGCTCCTCGCCAAGATCACATCAAATCTTGGCTTGACGGCCGCCTTCTTCGAGAGCCTCGCGGGCACCTTGGGCTTTCACGCCAAGGTCGAGTCGACGAAGCCTTTCACGTGCGCCAGCCGCGTCGATCACGGGCTTTTCGACGACTCCTGGTCGAGCGTGATGACGCTCATCATCTCGATCGAAGAGGACGGCGGGCTCAGGTATTTCGATGTGTCCTGCGGCGTTGACGAACCGCTCGGACGATGGGGCAATGCGCTTCTCGAGTGCATGATCAGAGCCTTGGCCCCGGCTCATGTTTTTGTGATTTTTTTCTACGGAGATAAGCGATGAGCCAAGGATACTGGCAGTCTGGCGCGATTGAGTCGCCGCCTGAACTGTCGACTCTTTCATCCAAGGGTTACCCGACTAGCGGCAACCCGCAGACGGGCACGCCCGCGACCTATCCGGGTGCCGCATGGTTCTACGTCATCGATCAGATGCGCATGACGATGCTCTATGCCGCAGGCATGAAGCCGTCCGAGCCGCCTTCGACGACGGAATTTCTTTCTGCTGTCCAGAGCTTCAATTGGGCGCAGGACAACACTTTGAAGGGTTCTGTCCTCAAAGCAGGCACGATCCCTGCGACCGCTCTGGCCGATCGCTCGGTAACGGCTCAGAAGCTCGCGACGTCGATCGACCTCAAGGGCGGCGGCGTGACGCTCTGCCTGAAGACCTTCACGACGTCTGAGCTTGCAGGCGTGACGCTTGCAAAGGGCGAGCTTGCGCTCAATAGCGAGACCTTGGGCCTCTACGTGGGCGATGGCTCTACGAAGGGCGGTCACTTGGTCGGCGGCGAGGTCGCTGCTGAAATGATCCAGGTCAAGACGATTCTCTCTCAGCTCTCGAATGCTGTCGCCAAGTTGGGCGGCACGACTCAGCCTTTCTCGGAGTAAACGATGACGATTTCTAATCCTTCTCTCACTCAGATCAAGCAGGCGCTGGCCGAGATGCTTCCGAAGCTGAAACCGCTCTCGGTTCCTACGGGCATGATCTCGGCTTTTCACACGGTTCCTGAAGGATGGCTTCAGTGTAATGGCGCGGCCGTGAGCCGCACGACCTATGCCGCGCTCTTTGCGGTCATTGGCACAAAGTACGGTTCGGGCGACGGCTCGACGACGTTCAACCTGCCGAACCTTCACCATAAGTTCATCGAAGGCACGAATACGCAGAGCGAGGTCGGGCAGTCTGTGTCGGCTGGGTTACCGAACATCAC